TCCATAATTTCCAGCATCATTTCTTCTGGATCATTAGTTCTGTTATTCAGATCACTTAAGTATTGTCTGACACGATTATCTTCTGTTTCTTCTGCAGCATTATCAAACCCAAAACTATCTACCATGATGGATACCTAATTCTTTTTCTGTAATAATTTTAAATTCAATTCTCTTATCTTTACACCATTCACTTGCTGCTTTCCATTTTGCTTGGTTAGTAGCATAGGTTTTACATTCGTAGATATATGATTGGGTCACTTTTTTTCTTTGTTTAGGTGGTCGTGTTTGCTTGGCAGGTTTAACCTCAATAACATATGTTTTGACCTCACCATTACTTTCTTTTACTTTAATGATAAAGTCTGGAAAGTAACGACGGGTCTTACCATCAGGAGCACGGTAGGGTATAAAGAACTCTTCACTTCCCCACTGTATAATATTCTCATTTAGATCACAGTAATTGCAGAATTTAGATTCCCAAGAACTACGACATATAATATTATTTACATCACCACTATACTTTCGTGGTCGAGTAGGTCTAAAGATACTTTTTTTACTTTCAGCCATCTCTTATACATAATATATAATGTCAAATAGTATTTATAAATGCCTATTAAAAGGTCAGTCTCAGACATTAAATCAAATTT